AGACTAAGTGGACAAAGGTTCCTAACTGCAGGTCAGTCTACATAGATCCACTAACAGGTGATTTAGTTATTAATTTAATCAATATTAAAGAAAGCGACCAGGCAGAAATACAGATATTGTCTAGTGGGCAAATTTTTGATGATACAATACATAATGGGAGTAATTAATGATAACTAATATAGGTAAAAATCTTTTAGCCAAGTATCTTGTAGGGCAGACACAATCATATGCCTCTCACATTGCTGTGGGCTGTGGACCCAACCCAGTGGCTTCTGATGGGGGTAGTTTTGGAGACTACGCACTAAAGAAGTCTTTAGATTTTGAAATGTTTCGTGTTCCAATTATCTCTAGGGGTTTTGTAAATGAGGACGGTATCGATAAGGTAGTATTAACAGCACAACTTCCAACAGAAGAAAGATATGAGATAACAGAGGTAGGAATATTCTCTGCTGCATCAAATCCAGTTGCTGGTTCCTTTGATAGTAGAAATATTTATTCTTTTGCAGAAACGGACAGTTGGTTGTACCAACCTTTTAATTCTCCCGCTATAGAAATTGACTCAGTGTATGCACCACTAGATGGACAGTCTGAGAATGGTATTATAAATCAGACTCTTAATGTTTTTCAAACAAACGCAGACAATAGAGTCTTTACACAGCAAGATAGAGTTGCAAGAAATGAAAGATGTAGATTCTTGAATAATATTATTGCTATAGTTGGAAACGATTCTACACTTACAAGAAATGTTTCAGGCAAACTAGACATAGGCTCTGGATCAAAGTACATAAGACTTAACGAAACGACTGTAGATTTTACAAAAAATAGTCCACTAGATGAATTAAGATTAGCATTTTCCGTTGTTAGTAAGGTTGCTAATTCTAATACCGTTCCAGACAATGTTAAGATATTATTAGAGTTTTCTCATACTGGTTTAAACTCTAGCCAAGAGTATGCAAGGTTTGAAGTAGACATTGATGATGTAGGCTATGTAGCAGGAACAGCAGAAGAGACAATAAGTTTTGCTTCTAATAGATATGTTGTTGCAACAAAAGCACTTAGAGATCTAAACAAAACAGATAATTTTGATTGGCGTGAGGTTGCTGTAGCAAAAATTTATGCATGTGTTACTGAGAACAACTTGCCATCAGACCAGTTCTATGTATGCCTAGATGGATTAAGATTAGAAAACATTACATCAACAAACTCTTTGTATGGTCTGACTGGTTACTCTGTAATTAAAACTGTAGGTGCTAAACCAATTATCAAGTCAGCAAATACAACAAACTACATTGAATTTAGATTTGCCCTGGGTGTTTAATAATGGCAGACAAAGGAATAAAGAATGTTATTATTAAAAAGGAATCACTTGGAAAGGTGACTTCTTCTAACTCAAGAGTTCTAAGATTTAGAATAATTGCAGAAGATAGAAATAGAAAGTCAGCCTATTCAAAAATATTTGTTCTTGGTTCTGAGGCTGTTGCAGTTGGACCAGGAGATATAAACCTTATTGGAAACACAGTCTTTTTAAACTGGGCAGTAGGGGAAGTTTCAATACAGATTACTTATGATATATTTGTAGGATTTGATGGAGCAACTCCTTCTTACTTGGGAACTACTGGATCACAAAATTATTCATTTTTAAAAACAGGAACACAGTCAGTAAGGGCTGTAGTTCAGATATCATCAATAAATCCAGTTCTTACAAATGATTTGGAAGTTTATGATTCTGAAATCGTGAGTCTGGTATAATTATAGTATGGCAATATTACCCGTACCAGAGCGAGGTCAACCGCTAGACGTAACGTATATCTATCAGATTGTTAAGGCTATTAATGATCTTTCTGTTCAGGTATCTCCATCAGTTTATAAGTATGTAACTGTAGATACACCAAATGCAGCAAAGCAAAGTGCCAAGGCATCTGAGACTAGGTTCATTGGCGGATACGTTCAGGTCACAACAAGCACAACCCAAACTGCTGGATCTTCACTAACATTTTCTTATGACTTTCCAAGCGAATTTAAGTTTGCTCCAATCGTAACAGCATCACCAGTCAACGTTGGAAATACAGATGCTGGTAAAGATGTCACAGTTACATTAAAAAGTATCTCAACCTCAAAGGTCGAAGGAACTGTTAAGTTTAATGCTGGAGGAGACACAAGTATTGGTATTAACTTAATTATTATTGGAATACCAAATTAATGATTAAATGTAAAAAATGTAATGGAAGAATGTTTATAGATAGGCAATATACAGAAATAAACAACCTAGAATTATACTGCATTCTTTGCGGACAGAGAAAGTTTTTTCATCCACCTAGCAATTCTCAGGAGGGTCAATGGTTACTAAAAAGGGAACAATTGAGAGCGAAAAATACAATGAGTCACCTGTAATACCAGGTAACAAAAAGGTTTGGTTTCTTAACGGAAGCCTAGTTAGAATACACCACTATAACCACTCTAATGGAATAATGTCTGTTTATAATATAAACAAAGATCAAATTGAAAGTTGTTTAATTAGTGACTTTAAAAATAAAAGAGAGCGAGCATACACGGTAGGTCAGACTGCTGATTTAGTTAATCGTCATAAAAAATATATGCCATCACTAATGAAACGAGGAGTCATTCCATTTCCAACGGGATCTCAAAAGGGTGGGGCAAGAGGATTTCAAGTAAGATCATATTACTCTGAATCGCAAGTTAGAGAGATTCGTGATATACTTGCTTCACATCATATTGGCAGACCAAGGAAAGATAAGTTAATTACAAATGATATCACGCCTAGCAAGCAAGAGTTGACACGCAGAATGGGCGATGGTATACTTACTTATAGAAGAACTGAAGATGGGCGATTTGTTCCAATTTGGAATGAATCTATTTAGCGAAGGGTATAAAATGTCAGACAGCAACTATGTAGTAACAAATGAACCAACAAAGGTATCTGTAACACTAGGATACACACTTAATCTAGGAAATTTTCAATCACTAAGACTTGACCTTGGTGTTGTTGACAGTTCACGCAATGGGGAGACAGTAGATCAGTCTTTTGAGCGTGTGTACAAGTTTGTTGAAGATAAACTTACAGCAAAGATTCTGGAAGCACAGAGCGAGGCTGAAGAGAAGTAATGGCCGAACGCAAAGACCGTATGGCTTTGCTTTCAAGATACAGCAAGTATCATACCGAAAGGTACGAATCAAAGCCATCCCTTAACCTAAATGTAGAACAGTGGGCATCTGATGCTCTTGTAGAATCATATACATTACAAGGGTGCTACGATATACTTGAGTATTACTTTTCAGTTGCAGAGAATCCTTCTTGGAATCATTTTGCATATAACGCAGAAAAAATATTACAAGCACAAAGAGATAAGATAAAAGATAATGCCGAAAGAGCAGAGCGCAGACGAATGGCAAAGGAGTGGTTAAGTGAATAATACAGAGGCAAAACTGCTTACGGCTGTTTTAAAAGATAAACAGATCCATGTTCTTCTTCAAGCAAATGTTGACAACCTTCTTAGAACCCATGGCGATATTTGGAACTTTGTTAGACTATATTTTGAGAACAATTCAGTTCTTCCACCAGTAGAATTGGTTACTGAAAAGTTTAGAGACTTTGAGCCAGTAGCAGGTATTGGTGCAACAAAGCATCACCTTGAAGAGTTACAGGGTGAATACCTTACAGACAGCCTAAAAGATATAATTAGGTCTGCAGCATCTGATATCCAAAATAATAATGGAACTGGTGCCCTTAATGAATTAATTACAAAGACTTCAGAACTAAAAAAGAATACTGCTGCAATTAGAGATATCGATGTTACGGATCTTGAATCTGCCGTTGCTTACTTTGAAAATCTAAAGAAGCAGCAACTTCTTGGCCATGTTGGTATCAAGACTGGACTTCCAGGATTTGACAACTACCTTCCTTCAGGAATCATGCCAGGGCAGTTGGGAGTCTTCCTTGCATACCCAGGTATCGGAAAGTCATGGTTGGCTCTCTATTTCGCTGTACAGGCCTGGAAACAGGGTCGTAGCCCACTAGTCATCAGTCTTGAAATGAGTGAAACAGAAGTCCGTAACCGTGTATTTACAATCATGGGTGAGGGACGATGGTCACATAGAAAGTTAAGTAATGGTGAAGTTGAGATGGACATGTTAAAAGAATGGCATGAAAAGAATCTTCAGGGAAAGCCAGAGTTTCACATTATTTCAAATGATCAGGGTGGAGAGATTAACCCTTCAGTACTTCGTGGAAAGATTGACCAGTACAAGCCAGACTTTGTAATCGTTGACTACCTACAGTTAATGGCTCCTAATCAGAAGTCAGATAACGAAACGGTACGAATGAAGAACCTTTCAAGAGAACTTAAACTAATGGCTATTGGTGAAGAGGTGCCGATCATTGCTATCTCATCTGCTACTCCAGACGATGTAAATGACCTATCGACAGTACCTACACTAGGTCAGACTGCTTGGTCAAGACAGATTGCCTATGATGCTGACTGGGTCCTAGCCCTAGGCCGTGGTAATAATAGCGACATTATCGAGTGTGCTTTTAGAAAGAACCGTAATGGCTTTATGGGAGATTTCCTTGTTCAATGCGATTTTGACAAGGGATATTACAGATATAAAGACTTTGAAGATAAGTAGTTATAATATGGTATGTCAAAGAAGAGTGCCAGCACTAATGATTCATACCATCATAAGACAATTAAAAGGTTTTATCTTGATGGTGTAATCTATGACGACTCAATGATCGGCAGGCTCAAAGAAGAGTATGTTAGATTATTAATAACAGAAATGAAGTTAAGTGGCTATGTACCAAGAATTGATCTTGACCCAGACTTCACAATAAGGTATAATGAGATTAAGAACTTTTTTGAATTTGAATTATCAATACAGGCAGTCTACGCAGGGAAAAGGAAGAGCACATGGATAGCAGGAATAGACGGAACCAATCCCATCTTTATTCCGCAGAACAAGTCAAGCGAGTCCTTACAGGATCGGGTGTTACCGTAGAGTCTGAACTTGATGCAGACTTTATGATCTTTTGTCCATTCCACAATAACCACAGAACCCCAGCAGGAGAAGTACAAAAGGGTAGCGGAATGTTCTTTTGTTTTTCTTGTCAAAAGTCTGCAGACCTTATAGAACTTGTTATGCACACCTCTGGTAGAACTTATTTTGAGTCTGCTAGATTTATTAAGAGCAAAGAAAAATTAACAAATATTACTACAGAGATCGACAAGGTTCTTGTAAAAGAAGAAACCTATAAAACATTTGATGAACTAATTATTAAAAGACTGCACAACAATCTTGTTGCCTCAGAAAGAGCAAGGAACTATTTCACATATAGAAAAATTGAAAAGCCTTCTTGCATAAAGTTCTCATTAGGGTATTCAGAAAAGCAAGATATGGTAACTGTTCCAGTGCATAGCCCAGATGGAATCCCATTGGGGTTTGTTGGCAGATCTATTGAAGGAAAAGATTTTAAGAATACTCCAGGTCTTCCAAAAAGTAAAACACTTTTTAACTTGCACAGAGTTAAGAAATCTGATAGAGTATATGTAGTGGAGTCATCTTTTGATGCAATTAGACTTGATCAGGTTGGACTCCCAGCAGTAGCAACACTTGGTGCAAACGTATCAAGTACACAAATAGAATTGCTTCAAAAGTATTTCAATAACATTATTGTTATTGCTGATAATGATGAGGCAGGAGGAAACATGAAAGACAGAATAGTTGAAAAACTTTCTTCTCGTGTTTCTGTTATTAATCTAAACACAAAATATAAAGACATCGGAGATATGCCAGATGAAGAACTTAAGAACTTAGAGTTCCAGTTTGACAAATCAATATCTCTTATGCTAAACTAAGATAACAACCAAAGGAGAAATATATGAGCGTAGTAAAGGGACTCAAGAACATCAATGCCCTGCTCGACAAGCCAA